GCTCTAGACTGTCAGCCTCAATATCAAATACTATGCTCTTCATAATTAGACTCAGCTTTTATTTCGTGCATACGGTTAGGGTGTTCAACTTCAATGTAAGTCATCCACACTGCTAATACTATTACCCATCCAATCATAATTCAATCTCATCTTGTTCTTCTACTTCCATAGCTATTTCACTGAGCCTACCACTGTCTTTGTCATAAAACAAGTGCGTGGCTAGGCCCACATCACCAGTGTATCTAGATTTAAGTACACGGACTCGTGTGGTACTAGCTTCAACAGGGTCTTCTGATTGCTGATTACGCTCCAAAGATATCACGCAGTCTGACAACTGAGCAATACTTTGCGAGCCACGTAGGTGGTTGAGTCCTGTCTCAATACCATTCTCGTGACCACGATTACCATCAATCCTACGGAGATGTGACACAAGTATTAGCCCTACGCCTGTTTCTTCAACCAGCGTTCTGAAGTTGTGCATTATAGAATCAATGTTACGGCGCTCGTCACCGTCCGTTGTCATCGACAGGAGCATATGCAAGTGGTCAAATACTATCCACTTACACTCAAGGCCCATTGCCATGAAACGCAGTTTAGAGAACACACTATCAACATCGTTCATCCCAAGATGGGCATGAACAAACACGCGGTTTTTATTCTCGCCATCGTAAAGTACATTAAAGAAGTTGTCAATTTCTTCTTCACTAAACTGAGCGCGAACACTATCAATATGTAAACGGGCGTTGGCTTCAATAGATAATATACCGTCAACAGTTCTACGCCAATCCTCTTCAAGAGCAATGACGCCTACCTTGTCGTTGGTATTGGTGATGAGCCAGTGTTCAAGCTCACGAGTAACACTAGATTTACCTAGACCTGTGCCACCCGTCAGTGTGATTAGTTCGCCCTGCCGCAAGCCGTCAAGCTTTACATTGAGTCCACTCCAAGGATATGGAATAGATTCTTTACGCTCACGCTTCTTGTAGTTCTCACGTTCTTCACTGACATTCAGAATCCCAGACGGCGTGTAAAGTTTTGAAGCCCACCACGCAGTGACGTAAGCTTTGTGGTGGCCCAGCTTGAGCATTTCATTAGGATCTTTGAATTCAGCAGGGAGTGAAAGTATCTTAGCCTTCCCCGGCTTGATGATACGCGCCACTTTCTTTGCGGCTTCTCGTCCGGGCTTATCGTTGTCGAAAGAAATAACCACCGTATCAAACGATTCAAGGAACTCAAGGTTTTCTTGAACGTCCCTTGCCGCGCCCTGCGCTCCATTTTTAACAGATACAACCGGCCATTTACTCCCCAGAAGTTCGTATGCCGCCATAGCATCACATTCACCTTCAGTGATCGTAATATATTTACCACCCGCCTGCGCCACTTGCTGACCAAAAAGGCCAGTTCCCTTGGGTGAGCCTGACCAAGTAAATGTTTTGTCTGCATTGCGAACCTTTGTAGCAACTTCTTCATTGTTAATGTATGCAGGATAGTGATGCTGAATAATATTACCCTGCTCGTCTTTGACTGAACGAACACCAAATTTCTTTGCAGTATCTAGTGAAATTGATCTATCAGTTAGTGCATGATAAAATACACTTTGTGTATCATGGAATGAATTGTTGTCGTTAGATCTTTTAAAACTATTGAAGTCTGCCACGTTGCCTCCCATTGCAGATTCGTAGTCTAAAAAAAAGGTTCCACAACTAAAACACTTTGCAGAACCGTTTGAATTTACGGAGACAGGATCACTGCCCCCGCAACTTGGACAAGGTTTCTGATAGGCCACAAAGTCGCCCATGCTTATTCCTCCGTGTCATCGTCCTCTACAATTGCATCATCAACAAGAAGCTCTTGCATCTTCTGGTGCAGTGCGACTGCCGCCGCTTGAGCAATTGTAAGATCAGACTGATAACTATCAATACGATTTTGAACAGTCGCTAATAGTTGGAATGTTGCCTGACCTTCGCCAGACAACAGTTCAACATCATAGGTTTTGTCCTCGTGTGTGTATCTCCACATCAGAGTTCATCTCCATCTTCGCCGTCAACAATATCAAACTCCGCACCGTCTGGGCTGGCATACTCCACCAACTCAAGAACTTGCATTGCCTGAAAGTCCAAGCCTTTGTACAGGGTGCCGTTCCAAGTGGACTCCCACTCTTTGTACTGCACCTTGACCTTACTGCCGTTGCCGACACTAACGCTCAGAGGCTGTTTATTTTGATCCAAAAGTTTTGGCGCTGGACGCACCATACCATTGGGGCCATTTACTTTACGCTTGATAAGAAGTGCTGGGCCTTCTTCCATGTCCTTAACAGTGAAGCCACGAGATCTAAAATCATTTGCAACTTCATCAGTCACCACAAGATTCACAGTATACACCGGAGTGTAAGTTGTGTTTGGTGTGGTAACGGATGCCCAATATGCAACACCTTCAACAAGAGCCATAATTAAATCTCCTACGATTTATTAAACAAAAAAGTAATGTAGTGCGGAATGCACCTGTACACATAATCAGTGGACAAATGTTCCTGCTCTTTGCGAGCTTGAATATTAATCCAACTAATCATATTCTTCATTGCTTGGGGTGAGGGCAAGCCTGTACCCAAGCTCATAACAAACGCCTTACACAAAGCATCTTCAATATTAAATGGTTCTTCCTCCACAGTTCCCCCTAATCATAATTGCCAGTAAGCACGGTCATTTTTACTAAGTCCAATAACAGATTAAACTTTTCCATGTCTATATCTGAAACAACTTTTAAATCTTCTCCAGTATCAACAATTAAAATAAATGGATATCGAATCTCTTCATCGTTAGATTGATCTTTAAGTTTAGTAAGACCTTCTAAGACTTTATCATTAAGAGATTTTGATTTATCTTTGTTAAAGTTACCTTGTATAATCTTCAACGATTACCTCCAGATCCTTGAATCACTCCACGGTCAGCACGACTCTGAAGTTTAGCGAGATTATACGCCGCTACTTCAGACAAGTCAACCCCGTGATCTTTCAGGATCATGGCAAGATTCCACAAAACATCCCCGGCTTCTGAAATTACATCTTGACGTTCCACTTTGCGGTCATCTCCCCGCAACATTGGCTTGATAAAAAGGTCAGATAATTCAGCCGCCTCCACCATCAGTGATGCAATAGGGTAAAATTTATCTTTGTACAGCGCAGTTGATGATGCTTGCTCTTGATATTGATCGAAGTTCATGTTAGACTCCACCGACTATTTTAGAAAGTAAGCCGCCAAGTAACATGACAGCCGCGATAGTATTGATTACAATGATTGCACGATCCCTCCACATAAATCCAACGACAGCCCATAGTGCAGTACCAGCAAAACTTAAAAGCATATCATATATTTGTAGCTCCGGTAATCCTGTACTACGAAAAGAAATGGCGGCGATTAGCCAAACACTAGCTATCCATTTTAAATACCAATCTAATGTTCCTTTGGGAGTAGCACTCTTTTGAATACGAGAACTGTATTCAATTTCTTCAGGCGTATACTCCCGCCCATCTATCTTGTTGGTAATATTCTTGTTCATCTGTAAAAAGCTCCTTGCCTCTGCGAGTAAATAAGTATGTTGGATCAACAGCAAAACAGACACGCCCTATATCAGAGCGGTCTGAATCAAAAGCACACTTCTCAAACAGTGTATATTTGTGACCGTCCCACGGTTGCGCGTGAGTGTGCATCGCACAGGCAGACTGTAGCATCCAACGCTCTGCCGTACATAAATCAATTAAGTGTTTCACAGACTCAATATACTCTGCCGCACGTTGTCCGTGCAACGGATCTTTACCTTCATTTTTTCTACAAGAATCATGGAGATACGCAAAATATTTAAAGAGTTTTGGATTAAGTTTGAAGTAGTCAGCAAGCTCCAAGCCTGCCGCCATAACATTAGCATAGTGTCTACGCCCATGAATATCAGAGTAATAAAATTCGTTGTCTTGTTTAAGCCGTTCAATAAGTTTTTTCAATTTGTTTGATCCTCAATCAACCAATTTAAATAGACCTGTGCTTTTTTTAGATCCTCTATCCCGTTTTTGTATTTAAATCTATGAAGATATTTCATAACATTCCCGGCACAATAATCTCCAAAGCCGGGGCCAAGCTGTTGTTTAATATAATCAATAGCTTCTATCCCGCCTTTGTTGTAATGCTGGGGCTTAGTAACCGGATGATGGTTATCTTCAGGATGATAAAGTTTTCCGGTTATAGTTCTGGCTCTAGACCTATTCCATTCTTCAGGAGTTGCATCATCAATGCTCATCATTACCTCACAATTTTTACATCGGATTCAGTTTCAATAACAACACGCGCACCACAGGATAGTATTGGCTTGCCGTTACCGCTATATCTTATCACACTACTGCCTAGTATTTCGACCTCGTGACAGTAAGTATTACTGCGTCCTGCTTTAATTGTAATTACAGGCTCGTCCGTACCGTGCTTTTTATTGGCACGAATTTTATGTTGATTGACATGAATATATTTTTTCAAAAGATCTCTCCTGATTTAATATAATTACCAATAAGAATACCAATAGAAAAAAAAGTAACTATCACCAGAGCATACAAGTACTCAGGCGAGTGACGCAAAAGAATAAAGAATTCTTTTACACGGCTTCTGTCCATCTCATGGGCCTCCCCTTCTCCATCCAATCGTGAAACTTAAAGTCATAATATTTTTTGTAGGCTCTGACAGTATCAGGATCTTTGTACTCGTCAGGCATACACTGTGGCGGCTCAACAAACCCAGAGCTTTCAATGTTTTGCGGAGCCTTGCTCGTAAAGAACTTTAATTTGTTCCAGCTTTTGTGGCTGTGCTTGAAGCGATTCTCGAACTCTTTACTGAGAGCTTCAAAGTGTTTGTACAACCACTCGTAATGCTCAATACTTTCTCTGGCCCAGACAGTGCTGGGATGATTGACATGAGCCGCAAGATAAAACTTATCGTCATGTTTATTCAGCACCCAGCGTTTAACTTTACGGCCTGAAGAAGTTTGTCCGATCACCATTGTGCCATCGACAACACGATGAGCCGTGGACAAAATTTGTGCAGTCTCAAGCGGCATCTTAACAATGTGCTGGTCACACATATCTCTG